CCACTATTTGTCATAGTTTCTTTTACTTCGGTACTTTTGTTACCCTCAATTAAAGATGATATTGGTTTGTTACCATCTTTAACACCTTTAATTTGTTCAGATTTTACACCACCTAACATTTTATCTAAAAATTCTTTGGCAACCCCATCAATCGATGTTTTATCTCCAAGTTTACTACGAGTTTCTTCTAAACTTTTTACAATGCCTTGTTTAAACCCTTCTTCAAGTTTAATTCCTTGAGTACCTAATTTTGTAAAATAATTTGATAATGCGTCGGTAGTTTTAACATCTTTATTTTTTATATCATTAAACAATTCTTTTATGTCACCCATTGATTCTGTTAGAGTATTTCTAACTTTTTCAGGAGAACTAAAGTTTCTCGACGCCGCCCCTGTAAAGTCTGAAGATATATTTCTAACCGATTCCGAACCTCTTAAAAAATCTTTTTGAGTTACAGCCCCGCCAACAACGGCAGCTCTAATCGCATTAACATTACCTTTAATATCTTCAGAGATTGACATTTGAGATTTTGCAATCTCTTCCATAGTTTTAGGGCCGTCTTTCTGTTCTTTTATTAACTTGTCAAATTCTTCTTGTGTAAGTTCAGATAATTTTTTAGTCTCATCATCATTAATCTTAACTTCATATTCACCACCTTCACCCATTCTAGCAATGTTGGCAACGTATTGTTTGTCTTCTTCTTTAATGTTTAATCCTGCAGAACCGATTGCTGAAATTCTTTTATCTGCCTCAGCCGCCGCAACCGCAAGTTTACTCATTTCTTTTGCACTCACTCCTGTTTGTTGTTCCATCTCTCTAAGAGTTAAAACACCTTGTGGATTGATTTTGAAAGTTTTTGTTTTTTCGTCGAAGTAACTAAATTGTTTTGCAACGTCAACCAAACTATCTTGTAGACCTTGTGGGTCATTAATTGATTGATTCATTAATGCAAATGGGTCGGCTAACGCCCCTGCAGATACTCCTAGTCTTTGGAATGCCGCTGCGGTTTCAATGGCACCTTCAGGAGTTAATACCTTGTCAGCTAACCTAAATGTCTCTCCCATGTCAAATCTTAACATAGAGGCTTGAGCAGCCATTTTTGTAAGTCCTTGAACTCCACCTTCAAATTGGTATCTGTTCATTTGGTCCATATTGGCCCTAACACTATCCATTACTTGTTTAGTATTACCACCAATACTTCTAACATAGTTGACAGAATCTTCTAATTGTTTACCTACTTGTTCAATACCAACACCAACATTTAAAAAGGCCTCTGAAATTTCACCAACACTGGCTCCTAATACTTTAGAAGCTGCAAAAAGTTTTTCAACGTCTTCAGCATTTTCTACAACATTTCTTCTTGAGGCTAACGCAATTTGTTGAATTGATTCTCCAACATCCCCAAGATTACCACCTAATCGCGCAATACCTGGTAATGAATCAACAAGTTCGGTTTTTAATTCAACAATCCTTTGTCTACTTTGACCAAATAAATTATTGACCTCACGAGCTACGGAACTTACTCTCTCAAATGTTTCTGCAAATTCTTGAGCGTTAGGTAATTTTACCGCGTTTTTTAATTCTTCACCCATTTGACCCGAATTCTGATTGTTAGTATCTGCCATATTGTTTTGTACTTGTTACTATATAAATACAAAAGGACTGAGTTTTCAGTCCTTTTTATTATCTTCAATCCATTTATCTAAAAGATACTTTCTTGTGAACAACGGCATTATTAAAAAATCTTGATAACTTATCTTTAATAATGTGTTTAAGTAGTAGAACTCGTCTAACTGACTTTTTCTATAATCAGAAGAAAGGACGAAAAAAGTCGACCCCGAAACCTACATTAACTGTAAGTCTTTCTCCTGATGGGGTCATAACAATTCGTTTCATATCCAACCTTGGTTCATTATCTTCCATAAATTTTCTTATGAATTTTGAATCCGCAATTGGCATTGATTCTATAAATTTGGCGATTTCGCCTTTATCGGTAGACCCGTTTGTCTCAATAATTTCTTTTTGTAATCTCAAAGTAACTTTAGGAACTACTCTTCCCGCAGGATATGAATCCGCAGCTCTTTGATTTTCTAAGATTTCACCGTAAGTCATTGGTTTTAACTTAACAGTTGTTTGAGATTTTGGTAACGTCGTTGTAAATGTTCCGTCTTCGTTAGGTTGTTGACCTTGTAGAATAGTTAATTGGTCAAGTAGTACTGTTGTTTTGAAAGGTTTTCTTGTTGATGGGTCTGTCAATGTAAGTTCCATTTCAGGTCCAAACGCGGTGTTCCTTAAGAAAATTAAGACCGCCTCAACATCACCTTCCAACATGTCCTCAACACGTAAGTCTGGTTCGTAAATCTTTGTTCTTAAAAGATTTGGTGTCATATCGTCACCACCCGCCATTAATAAGTTCTCATCAGTTGCTGTCAGATACCCGACTTTAATTGATTTCTTTTTGTTTTTGTAGAATATACCTTGAGATGGTAATGGTACCACGTCATGGGGAAGCGAAAAGTTCGCTTGACCGTATTCTCTTGATTGATTATCCATATAAAAAATTAACCGTAAAGTTTATGTGCTTTACGGTTAAATATAATTGTTCTAAATTTTTTATAAATAGTATTAGTAAACTAACACACATCTGTCCATTCTCAAAGTTGCAGCAATTGTCGCTAAACCATCTGTGTTGTAAGCCAACGCATTAAAGTTAACATCTGTTAAGAATGTACCATACATAATCCATTTCTCAACAACAACACCTGTTGGGTCTAACATCTCAAGGTCAATATCTTTTTTGTACCCTGCAGCATATCCCATACGACCTGTCACTGACTCGGCGTGTAAACGAACCCATTCCATAAGAGCTTGTGCGGCAGACGGTCCAATTGGGTCTCTAAAGACAACGTTAATTGTTTGCCAGTTGAATCTACCTGCAACGTAAGTTGAAGTGTTCAAGAATGGAATTTCAGTCGCAGCAATTGTAATGTGTGGTCTCGAAGTACTTTCTACGAACCATTCATTAATACCTAAACTTGATGGAAACCTTAAAATGAATCGGTTTTGACGTTTCGGTTCATAAGGAATCGGCATTTTCATCAGTAAATCAGCCATATTATTTAAATTTTGTTTCTATGTTTATAACGATAAATATATCCGTTTGAAAAATTTTTCTATTTACTTAAAAAATTAAAAACGGTATTCTTTAACTAGACTTCCTTTTTAAGTCCTCCAGCAGTAGAATATGTTCTTACTATATTATCTGGTTTATCTTTAAAATGTTTTTTCATTACTTCTATGTTCTTAGGGTCATCATCTGAAAAGCCTATAGATGGCTCACTAGGAATAAAGTTATTATTAACATCATTCTTTAAATACGCTCTTTTATTTAAAACTGCTGCTAATCCTTTAATATAAGATACAAAATCTTCCATTGCTTGGACCTTCGCCTCTTCAGGATTAACCGCCCCACCCTCATCTCCGAAAGAAACTGGATGGTATTTGTTGAGTTCTAAATAAGTTTTAATTAATTCTTCGTCACTCATCTCATTTTCATCTACAAACGTCCTATATTTTTTAAGGTTTTTAATAAGTTCATCTTTGCTTATCCCATTATAATCATTTATAATATAATTATAAACCGCTTGTTTTAATGTATTTGGATTGTGACCCCTCGCTGTGATTATGGAAAACACCGAACCGTTATTGATAGCTTCTCTGAAATCATCAAACGCGGGACCTTCTTTTGGCCTCATCGCATCGATTAAGAAATCTTTATCACCCGCAGTTCTGAAATTTCTAAATGAATCCTCAGCAAACCCTACAATTGTCTCACCTTTATATTCAAAAGGTTCTTTACCTAAATGATGTCTGTGTTCTGCGAAGTCATCTGTTGACATACCTACTTCGTCACCATCCTCACTTTTAACCATGATTTTTGTCGGCATATGAACAATATTATCATCCCAATCGAATGCGTAATATTTCATATCTGGTGAACCTTCACCTTTAAATCCTTCTGTTAATTTATTTCTCATTTGGCTAAAGGGGGGATTTAGTCCCCCCATTATTTATTAAATATTTTCGAAAGAAGCTCCTGTCGGAGTAATGAAGAATTCAATGTCGATGAATTCTAACGCTTTCGTTGGTTTTAAGTAGATTTTTCCTACTAATGTGTTTCTGTCTAAGTCTTCAGGTGTTGAAGAAACTGTTACACGGAAATCGTATAAACCTCTGTCTCTTCTGATTGAATCTAAGATTGGGTTAACACTGTCTAAGAATTGTTGTCTAACGATTTGGTCGTTTTGTTCGAACAATAATCTTACAGCTACTGCGGAAATTAACTTACGAGCTTGAAGTAATAATCTTCTTACATTCAATCTGTTAAGTGCAGTGTCAGCAATTTGTAATGTTTTATTACCCCAAATTACAGTTCCAACATCAGAGAAAGT